TCTTTGACATGAACGCCAGGAGAAACTAGAAAAGACATAAATTGTACTCCTTATCTTTAAGAGTTGGTTATTTTGTTTACACAGATATTTATAAAAAAACAAACTTAGAAAAACATTTTTTATAAGTGTTATAACATATAAATAATAATATGGTAAATGCACATTATGAAAAGTATAAAGACACAATTAAAAAGGTAGCTCGTAGAAACTATCGTAAAAGAATCATTCTATTGAATGAAAATCTAGCAGATAAGTCTTGTAAACATTGTGGCGAAAGCGAAACTGTGTGTTTAAAATACTATCCTCATGATTCAGAAATACGAAAAATAACAAAAAGAGTTGGTACTAATCCTAAGAGTAGAAAGGAAATATTCTCTCTTATCGATGAAAGTATTATATTATGTACTAATTGTTGGATTAAAGTTGATAATGATTTATTAGAATTTATATAATATTACCAATCTGAACCATAATCTCTCACTACTGCCGCCCACTTTGTACCATATTCATCTACCATATTTCCTATATTTTCATCTTCCAATCCATTAACCACGAAACCAAAAGGTGCCATATCCTGTTCTAATGCATTTTGTTGCTCTTGCAACATTGTCAAACGTACATCACTATCAGTTAATTCTTTGAAATATTGTTGATCTGTTACCCATGCAAATATAAACAAACACGCAACTAGATCATCATTACACCCATCATCAGCTTCATATGACGAACCTTTTACAATAAATGTAGATAACTCTCTAATAATATCTAAATCTTCTACAATAAGTTTATTATCTTCAATTAATTGTTTAAGATTAGAACAACCTATTTTTTTAACAGCTTTAGTGGTTCTTACCCCTAATTGAGCTTTACCCCCGCTGAATCCCCCTCCAAGCACCTGACCTGACCTCCCACGCATAGAAGCCATAATTAGGTTGTCATACTCCAGATCAAAATGTATAGTGTTTGCAACCTGTTCACCAATATCATTTACCTCTATAAGAACAAAGGCTTGGTTGTATGCGCGAGCAACGTCATAAATTTTTGCTGGAAAAAGAAGAGGTTTTACTTCGTTATCTCTATATTTTGCGACTACCATATAGGGCATTTGTGATACATCAACCACAATAAATGCAGAGTAGTCATTCTGTGTTCCTCTAGCAACGTCAGCAGTAATCACATATGTATGTCCCTCTTGTGGTGAAATATGTAAATCAAATCCTGCATTTGATTGTATAGGTTCTCTATAAGGTAATACTTTAAGTTTTTGTGAAGATATTAGAGTATTAATAGAACCAAGAAACTCACACTCAAACTCTGTTTGAAATTGTTGTAGTGAAGTATTTTTTATAGTTTCTTTTTTCCATTCCTCATCCCGACCAGGAATTTCACTCCAATGAACCTCAATAGGAACATAAGTGTTACGACCTTCCTCTGCATCTACCCATAACTTGTAGAACATATTCATGCCATGTGGAGTGGAAACAATCATTACCTTGGTTGTTTTACCAGAGGAGATAGTAGGATATACTGAGGAGAAGAACTGTTCAGCTACGTTTGCTGGAACGTAAGCAAACTCATCAAGAAAAATAATATTGTAAGACCCACCTCTAACAGCAGAAGCACTAGTAGAACTAGCAAGAATTTTACTTCCATTTTCTAACTCTAGAGAACCTTTGTTCCAACTCATTACTCCTTGTTGTAACCATTTTGGTAAGTGTTCATAAGCAAGTTGAAGTCTGCCAAGTAAATCTCTTGCGGTTGCAGCTTTGTTTGCAAGAATTGCAACATTAACTGAATCATTAAAAATAACGTAGTGCAGCAAGTAAGAAATGATTGTAGTAGATTTACCAGACTGTCTTGGTAGTTTACAAATAGTGAAACGATTACTATGAAACGTACCTATCATTTCCTTTTGAAAATCATAAAGATCAAAAGGAACAAGACCTTCATCTAGAGAAACAATTTTTATATAGTTTTTGATAAAATAGATAGGGTCTTTCATACATAAAGAAAATTCCTCGACCTGTTCCTTTGTCCATTCTTGTTGGACGTTGGCCCTTTTAAGGTTAGGGTTTCCTAAATATACGCCTTCACTCATTATTTTTACCTTTAATAAGTTTTTGTAATTCAGCAGTTGATCCTACAAACAGTGCGTTAGTAACATTTTTAGGAGCAGTGTTTGGAACTTCTTTAAGTCTCTTCATCTTCTCTTGAAGATCACCTAGTTTTTCAGCAACTTCTGCAACCTGTTTGATAAGATTTCCTGCAACCTCATACCCTCTTGGATGTTCACCTTCCTTTGCAAGCTCAAGTATTCCATCAATCGCAGTAGAACCCTTCTCAACTAAAGTATTAAAAGTATCTCTTTGAGTACGATAATCTTTTTCAATATCATCCTCTTCAAGATTATTTTCAATTATTATTGGTAAAGTTTCAGATGTATCTTTATAGTTACAGGGTTCTGATTGTAATGTTTTAATATTACCAGCAACCCCAAGAGCTTTACTTAGTTCTTTAAGGGGATCAGACATTATGTATCTACATCTGTACCTGTTACTGGATCAAAAACCTTTGCATCCTCAAAGAATGAAACGGTTTCATTAAAACCAAAATCATCACTTGCCTTAGAATTAGCAGGAGTAGGAGTAACCGTATACCTTTGTTCACGTTTAGGTGCTTTATCGGGCAAGTCAGTATACTGATCAACTTGTACAGTTTTGATAACAGACTGAGAAGTAACAGGGCCATATAGATAAAACTTTGCAGTAAAATCTAAGGTATAAATTAAAGCCCTTCTAGTTTCAAAATCTCCCTGATAATTATCCTCGTAAGATACACCATTCAACACGATAGGAACATCTCTTTTAATTCCCATATCTGCCATATCATTAATTGTAAGAGTATAGTCTGGTTGAAAGAATGGAAGAATTTGTTCAATAATCTGTAGAGAGTCATCAGATTCTTTTGCCATAACATATAACTGTATATTCAGATTATACGGTACTGGCATATATTGAGAATCTAGACGATCATCATTTTTACCCTTAACCTTTTTAAATTTCTGCACTCTATTGAGTTTTCTATTAGGATCATAAGATAGATTTTGTATTTCAAAACCAATACGTGGAAGAGTAATAGCAACTGTCTTTGATAGATCAGCATCTTCATTTAAACGAGTAAGCCATTTCTGTCTTGGCCCGTAAGCAAGAGGAACTTTCATTGATTGCTTTATATTACCATTATTGTCCTTACGAACTAATGATATATTATTAAAAGTTGTTCCAAAAGCAACAATAACTTTTCTTATGCTTTCATGATAGAATTGTTGACCTAACATTACGAATACTCCCTATTCACTATATTTATGCGATGGTAGCAATAGGTGATGCAAGACATTCTACTTGCCATGTTCCATCTGTACCATCATCTACTATACAAGTAATTCTTGCTCTTGACCCAATCACAGTGCTATTAACGAATGTAAGTGCATCGCCTGCATTGTCAAATACTGCGTTTGCAGCAGTACCACCAGCAAGACTTAATGCACCAACAAATCCACCACCAGAACCAGCAATATTAACAATTGTAGTTTTATCACTAGCAACAGCAACTCTCACAATAAGGTCATAAAATATGCCTGGATTTGATACTGCGGCCGCCGGTAAATTAATTACATTATTTTCTGTACCATCAATTAATATTGTCGCACCAGATTGTGCAGCAGTTAGTGAGGCAGTTACAGCTGAAGTAGTATTAAAAGTAGAAACTAGTGTTTTTCTACCAGCAACAGAACCACCTGTAATCGCACCAGTCGTTGTAATTGTACCAGCACCAACATCAATACTTGTAAATCCAGATGTAATACTACCAGAGTCTAATGCACCTACCGATACTAGACCAGTTGCAGTTGTTATTGAATTTTGTGTTGCAGTAGAAACTGTACCAGCCAAGTTACCAGTTACGTTGCCTGTTAATGTACCAACAAAACCTGTAGCAGTTATTTTACCTGTACTTGGGTTGTATGTTAATGTTCCATCTGATTCTAGTCCAAGATTGCCACCATCAACATCTCCACCAGCAGTAAATATAATAGCGTTATTTTCGTTTGTACTTTCGTTATCTGTAATGGTAACTGTTGTTGCTAATGTTGCAAGTCCTACTGCAATATTAGCACTACCATCAAATGAGGTTCCACCAATAGTTCTTGCGGTTGCCAGTGCAGTTGCGGTGTCTGCATTACCCGTTACATCACCAGTTATATCACCAACAAATGCTGTTGAGGTGATACTAGTTGCACCAGTAACCACACCAGCGTCAATAATAATAGTACCATCAAGAACAATTTGTTGTCCAGCAAGTGGTGTAATTAACAAGTCAGTACCAGCAGTTGAACTTATTGTATTAGCGTTTATATTAAGATTATCTACTTGAAGTGCAGTAAGAGTTCCTACTGAAGTAATTGCAGTTTGAGCTGCACCAGTAACAGTTGCAGCTGTACCAGATGCGTTTCCAGTTACGTTACCAGTTAATGCACCAGCAAATAATGTTGCAGTTAGTAAACCACTACTAGCATTAAAAGTTAAATTAGAACCACTCTTCGGAGGTAAATCACCTGTTGCCGCAGTTGCAAATAATGGAAAACAAGTAGTATCACTTGACTCATCTGCTACTGTAACAGCAGTACCAACAGATGCCAAAGCAACTGCGATATTTGCAGAACCATTAAATGATGTTCCACCAATAGTTCTAGCAGTTGCAAGTGTAGTTGCTGTATCTGCATTACCTGTAACATCACCAGTTATATCACCAACAAATGCTGTTGATGTAATACTTGTTGCACCTGTAACTACTCCAGCATCAATAATAATAGTACCATCAAGAACAATCTGTTGTCCTGATAATGGAGCAATCGTTAAATCTGTACCAGCAGTACTAGAAATAGCATTACCGTTGATATTAATATTATCTACTTGTAGTGCAGTTAGTGTTCCTACTGAAGTAATTGCAGTTTGAGCAGCTGTAGCAAGAGCGCCTGTAATTGTTCCTGTTGTTGTTAGATTTTCATTACCAAAACTAATGGCCCCAGAACTATCTGTAATAGAACCAGCAGCTAATGCAAGAGTTCCAGCATTTAAAGTGGTTCCCGTCAAAGTCGTGATAGTAGCAGAAGTTTGTGTTCCTGCAACTACACCACTAATACTAGGGGCAGTTAATGATATTACAGATGCAGTTGCACTAATACCACTACTTAAAGACGATGTATCTCCTAATAGAGTATAAATCTCTAAAAAGTTATCATTAACTTTATCAGAAGCAGCACGTAAGGTATCACCTGTACCATCATTTGCTGCGCCTCCTATTCCAAGTACTTGATTTGCCATCTATGTTCTCCTAACTCTATTTATAATCATGTAGGATCACCAAATGGATTAGATTCTGTAAAGTCTAGAACTGTATCATCTAATGTATCAAACAATTCGTTCTGTGCAGTCTTATCATTAATGGTATCTCCAAGACTTCGTGCTTCTTCTTGTAGTAGATACTCTGCATTTCCAGTATCGGCAGAATTTTCGAGCAATATACTTTCTCCTGATGAAGATGAATCTGTACTAACTATTGTAGCATCTATCGTAACATCATCTACATCAATGTTATACAGTTCACTATCAATAGATAATGATTGTCCTACTTCAGATTCTTGTTCTAGAGTAAACTGAAAATTGAGTAAGTTAAGACTTAATGCATCTTCTATCGCATCTATATCATCTATACCAGTATTAAGTTCTTCAGAAGCATAATCAAACAGACGGCATCTTAATTTGTATACTGGGTTGCTGTCCAGTTGAAAGAACGGCTCATCATGATCTACAAAGTTAACTTGAAACATTTTTTTAAGTATTGGATGATAAATTGCATCACCCTCAAAAGGACGATCTGAATCTGTTGCATCTGTTTCTGATATAATATAGAAATCACTTCCCTCTAAGTCTGTAGTTGTTAATGCAAGTGTACCAGCTTCTAAAAGAATAGAACCACCCTCTTCTTCATCAGTTCCAGATTCTATTGTAATCTGTTTTGTAAGTTCTTGAAATCTTAATTTGTTTACTACAAAGGTTGCTTCACTTAAATTTTGTAAACCAAACTGATTCATTATATCTCGTTCACCCGCAAAACCACCGTCTGCATTTTCCATATACATTTCTATTTTTGATGCATCTTTAAATTTAGAGAGAGTGTCTCCACCAAGAACAGCGTCTTCTGCAACAATAGTACGATCCATATAAAAAACATCATGACCGTGTATCTGAATTGCTTCAGCTACTAAATTTGAATATAAACTTTGTTCTGTTGATATTGCAGCAACATTACTAGTATGAAAGAAAGAATTTACAGCCATACTATTATCCTACCATGTAACTAACTGGTAATTCAAATGCTAATTGAATCTGATCCTCTAGTTTTTGTTGTTCATCTATTGCTTGTGTGTAGATTGTTTCACCGTTCATGGTAACACCGCCCAACATAGCAACACCACTAAACTTAGATAGGTTTGCTCCCCATTGTTTTTTAATTAATGAAGTTGCATACCTTTTGAGATATATGTCATCAAAGATATCAGTGTAAGATGTTGGATCAACCTTACGATAACACTCTATGATTATAAACTCACTATCAGCTACAATTTTATTCTCCCAATCCATATCAATATAAAGACGGTTTTGGTGTTGATTAAAACGTATAGGTGTCTCACCTACAAGAATATGCTCAAGGAAATCTAAATTCTGCATTTGTAACTGATAGTTCATAACAGAAGTAGATGAGAAGTCATAGAGATCATTTAATCTTAATTGATAACGAACATCAAATAAACTTCCACCACCACCAGTATCAGTTAAAGGAAATACTCTTAGAATAGAAACAACAGATTGTGGAACAGGAATCCAGTTGTTACCTTCTTTCCATGTTGAAGATACAGAAGTATCTACTACATCCGTTGCCGTGGTTGAACTATTAGACCTTGCTCGTGTTATATCAGCTTCTGTTACCAGATGTTTTAGATACATCTTTTCAATACCATCATAGTGATATTGTGCAAAATATTGCAAAGCTTCATCTATACGATCATCTACTTGATCATCTGATACGTTAATATCAATAACACCAGAACCAAGAGCTCTAAGACAGTAAGTTTTAAAGGTTGCTTTAGTAGAAGGTATAGCCATATAATTAACTCCTTTCTACATATTTATAAGAGTAACCATCTTGTTGACTAATTATCATATTAAGAACTTGATAATTTATCTAGCCCGAGCCTGGGAAACGCCTACCCCGCCTAATGGAGCTTCGCCCCAAGCACTAAATAGATTTTTTGGTACTGCACCGTTTATGTCGGCCGACGATTCCCTCAATTTAAAGCCATTAGATAATATGTCGATATCGATCAGATCTATTTCAATAACCGCATCACGAGCAAATATAATTCCGTCTGTCGCTGTGTTAAACGGGTTTTGACCTGTATCGTACCAGTAGCCATTTCTATTACCGTCAAATCTTCTGATGAAAATAGCTCTTGGCCGAAAACCGCACCACACAAAAGACCCATCAGCAGCAGCATTACCCAAGTAGCTCCCATGCCTTTGATATCCAGGAACATCAGCGAATACATAGGCTACATAGGTGCCATTTTCAGTATTGCCAGCATTGTCAACAACAAAAACACTGGCGTTATGAGTTGCAGCAAAATAAGAACTAGAACTTGTTTCAGTTCCACGCCCTGTAGTACTCATCGGAATATTAAAATTATCCCCTGTTAAGGCTGTATGCCATGCAAAGGTAGCCGCTCCAGTATCTCGACGAATTACTATAATAAATCCAGGCTTTACACCTAAATTGTGCGAAATCGACTGCGTGCCACTGGCATTTCCAGTATATGTTACGATATCAAAACCTTCAGTCGCGCCCTCTTTGAATCCCACTAACGTATTTGGGCTTGTATTAGTATTATATTGTCCGTCAGTACCAAGAGTAACGCCGTCAGCGTTAAAAGATTTGACGCCTTGTGCTACTGTATTTTCTCCAGCAGCAGAAGAAAATGGCATTTCTTTTGTAGCACCTCGAATGGTATCTACAAAATTCCAGTCAGAAGAACCGCTATGATCTTTTACCCAAACTGCGTTAGGAGATAGTGCTGTATTGCCTCCAAATGCGCGAACGTTTTCTGCTCCTGTGCCAGTAAAAGTCTGAGCGTTCATTGCCGCGCTTGGGTCTTTGATTGCTGGTTCGGGCAAATTAGCGGTGCATAAAGTTTTATAATCACTATCAGAAGGTTCGTATCCTTGCTGACCAAAATCAACGTCACACTCTGTGTCAAATGCTGATATGCAAAGCCAGTATTCAACATTTGCAGGGATGCTTCCTAAAGCACTTCCATAAGCAGAACCCTCCACATTTATTTGCATGGTATTATTATCAGCATCATAAAGATATTCAAGTACATCGCCGGAGACAGGGGCAGTTGCGGTGTGATGCGTTTGAACACCTGCAGCTTCAAATTCGAAATTAAAAACTCCATCGCTCAGATTTCCTAGACCAAACATCGTGAATGAACCAGCGTCGGCAGGCGCAAAATGTGTCCGTGATTGCTGGGGAACGCCAGCCGCATCTCGTCCAAGACATATCTGAAACTCATTTGAACTGCCTACAGATCCCGTGAGAGTGATTTGTACTCCCCATTTGCCGGTTGTAGGGAAGGGTATACTTGCCACAGCACCTTCATAGCTCCCTGCCTCGGAATGTGCTGTAAGATTACCGTTTGTGAGAGTAAGTAATGTCACTCCACAAGGGGAAATAGGTGACATTACTGCGTAGTTACCTGAAAAATTATCAGCATCGTCAGCTGGGGAATCTAATAATGTGTCGTTATCAGCAATGCCTGACGCAGCCCAATGATTTGCTTCTCCACTGGTGTCAGTTCCTGGCCCATTACCCGACGATTCAAGAATTTTCATCTCCAAATAATAGCCATTGTCGCCAAACGTAAGCGATTGATCTGCTATGGAGATAGCTCTCCATCCCCCATTTGAATCGAATTCGCCAAAGCTGTTGGCTAGTAATCCTTGGCCATCAATCCACACAATTTCTGCTAGAAGCCCACTATAGAAGTTGCCTCCATTATGATCCTCTCCAATTTTATGAGCGCAAGCAGAGTTCCAACCAGGCACATCTGCCCCAGAATCGGGTTGGTTGTCGGTTGAGAAATCAGTGATTCTCACGCCGTTAACGAATATTTGGCTTCGATTGCCATTTCCTCGGCTCGTATCCATTGACCAGACAAAATTATACCAGGCTGACGTATCTAGAAATTTTTGAGTGGTAACCTGATTCACCGTTCCAGTCGCATCGACAAAACTAAGGTTTCCAGCTGTTAAAAATTGCATCTGATGATCGTTGCCATCAGTGCAAGAAAATATTTTACAATTACTTTCATTGGGGTTACCTCTTTTAAGCCACCAACTAAGAGTAAATGCTTTTTGAGAAGTTGGAGTTCCAAACGTCAAATCCATATGAGCAGAATCACCTGGATTAAATCTAAGAGAATTTGAAACTGCATAACCGGCAGCTGATGGGGGAGTACTGGCAGTACCAAAACCAAGGACATTATATCCAAAACTTGTCATGTTTTATTTTCCTTAAGCGTCATTTGCAGCATCAGTAGTAAAGAATAGTTTTATACCTATAAGTCGTGCGTCACCAGATTGATTGTCAGCAGATACATCTCTAGCTATTTGAAAGAAACAACAATCTGCAACAGCAGGAGAACCTGCAATTGTTATTGCACCACTTTCTACTGAAACCATTAAATCATTTGATGTACCACTATGTGCAAGTGCAGTAGTAACAACAGCAGTACCAAATGCTGTATTAATAGTATCATCACTTGACATAGCAATACCGCTTAAGGCCCATGCAACTGTTCCTGTGTTAGTACCTGTTACTGTCCAAAAAGGTTGAAAAGTAACTGTTCCTTCATTCCACGATTTAGGAAATGCTATACTAAATTGTGCAAAATCATCTGCCCCTGTTGCAAAATCTAATACTTTTAGATCAGGTCTTAATGCAGTTGTTTCTACTTGAGTTATATCAGAGCATGGATTAGTTGTACTTGGGTACATAGCAGCAGATGGAACCCATATAGATTCTTTTCCAACAGTTTTTATAACTGCACTAGCTACAGTTGCACCAGCAGTATCAAGGTCTACTGTACCATCTGCAGCAATTGCAATCGCACCAGCAGTAGTAGCAGTACCAATAGTACAAGCGTCTTTGAGTAGTATGTCATCAACAAAGGTTACTATACCTGTTGATGCAATTGTAATAGCAGAAGTTGAACTAGTAACACCGATTGTTGCAGCATCCTTTAGAATAATATCATCAACGAATGTTACAATACCACTTGATGCAATTGTAATAGCAGTTGTAGCAGAAGCTGCTCCTATGGTTCCACCATCTTTAATAAGAATATCATCTACAAAGGTAACGATACCACCAGAACTAATCGTCATAGCAGTTGCAGCACCAGCACTACCTATAGTACCAGCATTTTTTACAAGGATATCATCTACAAAGGTAACGATACCACCAGATGAAATTGTCATTGCAGTCGGTGCAGAAGCAGTACCAATTGTACCACCGTCTTTAATTGTAATATCATCTACAAAAGAAACAATACCAGTAGAAGCAATTGTGATAGCAGAGGTTGAACTTGCAACACCAATCGTTGCGGCATCTTTTAAAATTAAATCGTCTACAAGGGTTACAATACCAGTAGAGGCAATTGTGATAGCAGAGGTTGAACTTGCAACACCAATTGTTGCAGCGTCCTTTAAAACAATATCATCAACGAAAGTAACGATACCTGTAGATGCAATTTGCATTGCGGCTGTTGAAGAAGCAGAACCAATATTACCATTATCAGGAAGTAACACACCACCATCAGCAGAAAGCGTAATAGTAGTTGCAGAGATTGCTCCGTTAAATATTGCTTTACCAGCATCACTCATATCAAGAGTAAGAGCAGTTATATCAGTAGTATTATCTGTACCTTTAAAGATAATATCTGTATCACCAGCCTGTGCATCAATAGTAATATTACCAGCTGAAGTAGCAATACTTACAGCAGCATCACCGGCAGAAATATTATCTGCGGCCGGAGCTCCAACTCCCAAATTTGCTGGAGTGATTTTTTTAAGAACACCACCATCATTGATAAGAATATGATCAGCGTCAGAAACACTAGTTGTTGTAGTACCAACTGCCGCATTACCAGTAGTAATAAGTGTGCCTGTAATATCAGGAATTGTGATTGTACGGTCAGTAGTAGGATCAGTTGCAAGAAGAGTTGTCTCATTTGCATCAGCAGTAGAACCCTCAAAAACAATTGAAGATACAAACTGATTACCTCCAGCAATACCATCAACATCACTTATTAGGTTGTTAAACTGAACTCTCAGTTCTTCTAGACTGTCACTAGGTAGAATTGCACTTGCTTCGATTGCCATTATTGATTACCCACTAACTTTTTTAAGAGAGATTTTATTTCATACATCTCTGACTTTAATGTATTTATATCTCTTGTGGTGTCTCTTATTGTATCTCTTGCTTTTTGTGCTTCTGAAGCTCTTTGTTTTGCTCTATCATAAGCACCACGATTACGATTTACTATTGCACCAGAATTTATATCCCTAGATAAATCAGGATGTCCTTCTACCTTAATAAATTTACTTTCCATCTTATGTTACCAAAGCCATTGCTCGAAATTCACTAATTCTTGGTGGTTCAGCTGAATTTGTTCCTTGCATGATAATTTTTATTTGAAATGATATGAACTCATCTAGTGATTCACCAATACCGTCATCTGTAACACCACCAGTATAACTATATTCTCTAAAGTCTTCATTGTCAGCAGAAGCAGGAACAACTTCATCAGGTGAACCATCTGTATTAAAATTTGTATAACCAAGATCATCAAAGTCAGATGCATCATCTGTTCTTAGAAGTTTAAATAAAACTTTAATTTCAGAAGTTGCAGGCCTATGAGCAGAAAATAATACTTTCAATGCACTTGCAGGATTTTCTAGCGCAATTTGTTTTGTGATATAAATTGCAGCATTATTATCACCTTCTGGTTCTGTTGAAGGAAAGAAGTCTGTTGTTGGATAAACATCTGATGATGTATCTATATTATCTAACCTATTTGAGATTGCAAATAAAGATGTTCTTTGTAAATCAATAACAGGAGAAACAGTAGTAGATGTTGTTGTTAATTTTATTGGTATAAATAAAGATTTTATTCCACTTAGTTCATTAGTTTCATTAATACCAGAACACACCATGTGTGGTAAGTCAAATTTATAGTTATCATTTAGTGGTATTGTTCTTGCATTTGCAGCACTCAAGGTAGAGAAAGAAGTTTGAGCTCCAGAAGCACTTGTTGAAGTTGTAGGTCTAATACTCGTTTCAATTGTAGTTCCAGGCAACTCTAATGAACCAATCATAGTTTGTACATAATCTATAATAGCATTTTCTGTAGCAGTTATAACACTACCACCAATTTCAGCAACACCACTTTTAGCAAATGTTAAAACAACATTATCACTTAATGATTCAGCACCACTTAATACAAGAGTGTTTTGGTTTGTAACTGTAGTAACTGTTATGCCTGAATCAACTCCAGTTCCAGAAACGGACATTCCTACTTCAATAGTTCCTCTATTACCATCTACTACTAGAGCAGTTGTACTACTGATAGCACCATTAACCAGTGCTGTAGCACCATTAATAACAGGAGGAGATGTTAGAGTTATTGTATAACTATCAATTCCAATATTTGCAAGTGATGTATGAGTTTTATTGATCTCTGTCAAAGGTACTCTATGTATAATATAAAGTTCAACAGTTGCACCGTCAGCATGAGTAGCTGCGGTTGTACTATTTTCTCCTCTAGAAAGAACAGAAACATTGTTTCCAGATATTGCAGTATATTTCATTATCTCATCATCAATTTTAATAAACCATTCTGATGATGCACTATTTGCATATTTACCAGTAGTATCATCAAAGTTAGTTCCACTAGTTAGAGTTAATGTTGCAGCTGTAGCAGTTATATCACCATTAAGTGTTGTAGAAGCACCAGACTTTACACCATCAATAGTAACATTATTACTAGTAGAATACATATGGTGATCTATGTGTTTAACTTTTACAGTAGTACTACCATCTTCTAAAAATATAGAGTTTACAGCTAAAGTTCTTACAGGAATTACTGTATTTTGCATAGTTAAAGTTCCACTAGTATTAGCTTTAAATTTTGCAGTCTTTAATTTAAACTTCAAATCTTCTAAGAAAGACGGGGCCCAAGTACTATTATTACTAGATTTAAATAAAACACCAGTATGAGGTTGTTCAGATATAGTTCTTGTTCCACCAATATCTGTCTCTCCCATTCGAGCAACCCAAACTTTATATTCTTGTGAGACTGATATTACTGAAATACAATACTCAGTGCCAGGTTTTACATATACTGGAGATTTAAAAGTAAATGTTGTTGCAGTTGCTCCAGTATTAGATGTATTGATATCTGATGCGTCTTTAATTACTCTACCAAATGGTAATATCTTTTTGCCAGGATAACCGTTAATAACATTTCTAATTTCTACTCTCATTGGAAGAGTTTCATCTTTATCAGAGAAAAAAAGATCAAGAGAAGTAATAAATCTTCCATCTGAACCTGATGATCCCTGCACAGTAAATGTTTGAGAAAGAGGATCATCACCATCATCATCACCAATCTGGAAAACATCTCTGGATATAACTCTTGATGTTGAACTTGATTGATTTAAGGCTGTTTGTACAACTGTAGCATTTCTAGTTGCAATAATTGTCTCTTGTTCAGTTTCTAAAATACCTTTAGCTGTATATATTGCATTTCCAGCAGTAGTAAGGGAATCTGTTAAAGCGTCAGCTGTAGAGTTTGTATCAGCTGATGCATCACTTCCAGTAAGATTTTTAGAACTTGATGTTAATCTGAACTGAACTTCTCCAGTTGAAAATTTAAGATTACCATCTATTTTTGGGTCTGGTATTACAAAAGTTCCTTCAACTTTACCAACATTTGTTGTTATTAAAGGACTTCCAGCAATAACAGTTGTATCTGTTGAATAGGTATTATTCAAAGGAGTAACATGAACATTTACATCTAATTTATCAAAGAATACAAAAAGTTTTGTATTTGGTCTAAATCCTGTGCCAATAAAACTTATAGTTCGAGCTCGCATTACAGGAATAAGGGCTCTGCTAACTACACGTAATCCTTGTGCTTCTCTATCAACCTGTTCAATAACATTAGTACGTATTCCAGTTCTACTTCGATCTGTTCTGACTGAAGTAGTTGTTCTACCAAGTCCAGAAGCACCTTGAGGATCGTCAGCACGAAGAATTTCAGTTCTAGATGTTGTACCTGACCATTGAGTTTGCCAAGCGTTCCAAATAGTTCCTATTTGATTTTCAACTGAAGCTGTAACCGCATTAAAATTTCCATCAACATTAATAATAAGTTCTGGAGCTACTTCTGTTTCAAACCATTCGTCACTGTCAGGTGATAATTCAATTGTACCAACCCATTCGTGAGATAAAAATGGTGCTACTTTTTCAATTCTAGATGCATAAGGTTGTTCTGTAAAAGTTTCTTCTGTATAAGGAAGAGTTATAAGATCACCAGTTTTTTGATATCCAGCCAAAGTTCTTTCTACATCTGTAGAAACACTTTCTTCTATAAATAACCCTTTGGTTACGTGTTTAGGACGTAAATGACCTAACTGCATATCCATAGCACACTTATAATCTTTATGTGCAACGTCACCAAGTCTGTGGCCACTAAAGTTATCAACTACAAAACCAGACTTAAATCTACTAAGACCATTTGCATCTGTAACCTCAAAAGATTCAGCATCCCTCTCTAATAAATTAAGAGCAGTATAATACTCAACATGATCTAATCGTCTTTCTATTTCACCAATATCTTTCATAGTGAATCTTTGATTTCTTTCTCTTTGTATTTGTACATCTGTAGGTTTAAATGTAAATGCTGGTAAAAATAATGTTGCTAGTTTCATAGATGAATCTGGAGATTTTGGTGTAATTGGTTCTTCTGCACCAACACCCTCAACAACATTAATAAAACCTTCAGCATCCATAGATAATACAGCAATTTTTGATAAAAAGAATTCAAAATCACTTTGAATAGTTGATCCAGGTTTACAAACATCTACAGTAGAAGAACCAGCTCCATCATATTGTCTATGGAAAAAATCAAAAGAGTTTCCTGTAATTTCATCTATAGTTGATAATGTAGATGATGCTCCTAATATATCTTCAACTCTTGGACGGAAATCGTATGTATCCATAAGAGGAAAATCACCAGAAGGTTTAGGAGCATCTGGATCAACTTTCGTTGCAGAATATGTTGGAATATCTTCAAAGTCCATCTGATTTGCAACATCAGTATAAGAATCAACTGTCATTACGTCACCAGAACCATGTTCTAAATAATCATGTATTACTAACAAACGTCCAGTTGGAGCAGAACTGCCGGGGCGTCTTACAATTCTAGCAATATCATAATAGTTATCTCGTTGTCCAGTATCTAGAGTATATCTACTAGTAACAACATCACTACCATCAGTTGTTGCTGAAACTATTCCAGTTGCCGTAGAAGATTCTCCTGTTATCGTATCAAAAGTGCTAAATTTAGTATTATTTGTAGATACAAAACTAATAGGACTTGATGTAGAAATAATTCTTGCTGTAGCACCAGAAAAAGAACCAGTTATTTTTTCACCTCTTGTGAATGTTCCCGAAATTGTTCCTATAGTTAAAGTTGGCGCAGAAGCATCTACAGATACATCTTCTGAGTCAAATACTGCTGCCAAATTAAATACATCAGCTCTACCTAGTGATACAATTTTATCTGTAGGTCTTGTACCAAATGCATCTGTTGCACCAGTTACAACCTTAACTTGTTTCATAAGGTTAGTTGTTTTTGTTTTATGTGATACTGAAGTTTTAAGGATTGTTGCAAATAATTTAACTTTTGCAGAATCAGCAAGAATAGTATCGTCTGTAACTGTAAGTGCAGCAGTACCAACTCCAGAAGTTTTTCCTGATAAAGTTACAAGATCACCTTGAACTCCACTACCATCTCCTGCTGCAAGAATAGACATTGTGAAATCTTTTTCTGCAAAAGATGCAAATGTTTCGTTTGAACCAGCAGAGAATGTTACAACACCAGAAGCGTTTGTTGTTCCTACAAACTGCCTTCTTACTGTGTATTGAGTATCGGTTGCTCCACCATTACTTGCAGTTAAAAGTGTTTTAATAACTTTTTTTGGAAGTTTAAATATAGACCTATTTTTTTGTGCATCTTTAAGTCTTGCAAAAGTAGGAGTTTCTCTACCAATAGCTTCGATACCAAGGTCTTCTTCTTCAATAACATCACTACCAGCATCAGCACCATTTCCATCTGTGCCATCCAAAATAATAGAACCTTCTTCACCAGATGCAGCTTCCAATACAAAGTCTGCTGTAAAGTCTTGTCCATTATCAATATCTTGCATATGTACTGATCTCAAATCGGAGAAAGTATTTGATGTTACTGTAGCAACTGTAATATCTACATCTCCAACAGTTTCAATAATTCCACCTACCTCTGATGAATCAGATGCTACAAGTTTTTCACCAACTACAAATGTTCCAGCAACATTTGTTAAATTAATACTTGTTATAGAAGTTCCACTTTCAAATACAAATCCAGTTGCACCAGAAGTAGCACCAGTAATTAAAACACCACCATTTGCATGAGAGGCAATTAATGTAGGACTTGGTGTTCCACTTAATGTTAACTTTGTAAATGGACGTATATCAAACATATAAAGTTTGTATATAGAAGTATTATTAGAAGAACTTGCTCCAGCTGCACCAGATGAAAATTCTATTGATCTTGCACGAGCAACACCAATCAATTCCCCTCTTGCTGAACCTCTAGTAAGAATAGTATCATTATATAATTCTAGAGTTTTAAATGCTGTAGATTCACCACTAATAAATGTTACGTCAGGTGTTCCAAAAATATTTGTAATAAATGCAAAGTTACCTAAATCAAAAGTAGATATACCAGCATTAATCGTTTCAAAATCTCTGGCCTTATTAACATCTTTAAATGTCGGTGCAATTTTTTCTATTTCAAAACCACTAACATATGCTTTTCCTGGGCTTACTTGTAATGATAATAAACTTGAACTTGCAGTATTTCCATCATCTGTTGTAGATCCATTTGCAAATGTACCAATAAAATCTTCATTACCAACACTAGTTGTAACAGACTCCTTTGAAGAAAATTGAAATGGCCTAACTGTATAGTTACCAGATTCATCAAATGTTCTTCTTGCAAGAGTTTCTTCTAAAACAGAATATTCTGTATTTCTAACTTGTGTTTGTATAACACCATCTTTTACATTCATCAGTTCTACAAAAGTACTATCTGCTTCTGAATTTCTATCAAGTTTAGCTAATGCCAAACTAATCTGTAAACGATGAGCACCTTTTGCTGCAAAGTTTGAAGAACCTGTAGAATTATCTAAAAGAGATGTATCTGATTCTGGAGTAACAAGAGTCTCCGATACCGTAAATCCAACACGATAAGATGGAGTGTTATCATACTTATCAAGAACAATAGTTTCTTCTTCGCAAATAGTAAACATACCGCGAATATAATATACACCAGATTGTACAGTTACAGCCGATCCTTTTCTAGATGCAGGCCCCAAAGAACTTGCAAGATTTAAAGCAGTTGATCCTGTAGCTGCACTAAATGATGAGGTAAAGGTAATTGCAGATGCAACATTAGAAGAGTAAGATGTAGTGTGAGTTATACCAGCATTTGCAGAAATATTTTCTCCATCAGCAAACGAAGCTGTAATATTATCCGTACCTGTTGCAAGATATCTAATATAAAGAGTAGGTTGTTCTGTCGTTGTTGCAGCATCAAATCCTACAACAACAGCAGTAACACCAGTAGTTGCACCAGTAATAGTAACAGGTGTTGTAGAATTAAAATACTGTGAAGGGTCTACAGTTTCAGAAGTAAAGGTTGATGCTAATTTTAGAGAATAAAATTTTGTATTTAATGAAGATTGACCTGGAATAACCAAAGCACCTTCAGCAAAAATATGACTCCCATGTCTTTCTATTTGATTTTGTAGTGAAGATTGTAGTTGCGTTAATTCTCTAGCTTGAATTGCAAATCCAGGGCGAAATAATACTCTGTTAAAATTATCTGTTTCATCAAAATCATCGTAATATGGAGAAACATTTAAATCGGTTTTTTGTACCATACTATTAGAACTCCACTATAATTTTGATATCTTCTGTTTGATCTGTAGATCTTGATATTGGTTTTCTATTTTCTCTATAAATAATATTTCCACTATCCGGTTGAAGCTCTGGGTTCGCAAATCCATTAGTAAACGTGATAGTATTTCCACCTTCCAAACTTACAGCTGAATCAGCAGTTAAGTCTGGTGTGCCTGTTGCAGAAGAACTAGCTCCTGTGACCGTACCAGATCCAGAGAACACATAATAAGCACCATCTGAACTTAATGTACCAAATCCTCCAAACCTTTCCTGTTGATAATAAAGAATTTTAAGTGTAGAATCATATTCTACAACTGTACCAGTTGCAACAACACTATCTGAATTTGTATGTGTGATTACTTCATCAGCAGTAAATGTGCCAGGCGAACCACTAAACTTCATAGCATAAGTTGTTCTAAATGATGAAGCAGAACCTACGGTTGATGTTCCAAAAGTTGTAGGATCAACTACTAAATTAATATTTCTAAAATCGTTTCCAGTTAAGAAGTCATCACTATCAGCACCTTCAAGACTAGTTTGTAACAGAACGAAATGACCACCTAGTTCATTTACAGCATTAGAACCATGACCACCTTTTGGGGAAATAAATACTGATATTGCTGAACTTGATCCACCGATTGCAGATGCACTAGTTAGTGCTGCGTCTGAGAATGTAAACCCACTACCAAGATTAACTGTACCAAAAGTGTAACCAGCACCAGCTTGTTGTACACCAGTATTACCAGTTGATACCGCTGAAATAATAGTACCAGAAACTGTAATTTTTACAATTGCACCACTAGAAGTTCCAGCAGAAGTTCCATCTCCATATACTGCTGCAAAGTATGTTCCGTTAGTTAAACCACTACCCGTATTAGTAACAGAAATTGATTCGATTGCACCGTTTACAGCAGCTGCACTTACTACACTGTCTGTAGTTACAGGCATAAAGTCCGTTGTTAAAAATGTTGCTTGTTCTGCAGCAGTAATAGAATACATATATTTAAGAGTGTATCCACCTAGAACAAAACTAGAAGTTGACTCTGATGTAGGTTCAGCACCACTATATGCAGCTCCAGAATTATTATCTAATACTTTATAAATTCTGTTATCAGAAGTTCTAAAGAAGAATGTAGAATCGAATATGTTTGTAGCGCCAGATGTTGTTGCATTTGATGAACTAACATTGTCTCCATACATATCATATATTGTACTATTTGCCCAATCTCTGCGAGGTAATGCAAAAGTTATGTTTGTTGAAGAAATCTTTTTTGCAGCAAGAGCACTATCCCAAGCATAAAACTCACTTGAAATATCATCTGCTGGTACTGGGGGTGAATCATCACTTCCTCCAGAAGTTGCAGAAGTAAATGCATTTGGTTTGCCTATCATGAGATAATAAACATTTCCAGAAGCTTCAGTAAAAGACTCAAAAAATTGTGTCGCATTATGACTTCTAAACTTCTCTGTAATTATTGCTGTCATTTATTTATCCTACAATAGTTTCTTTCTTTTATTTATAAGAGTTATCAATAAGGTTTTGGATAATAGGAGTAATTATTCTATTAAGCCGATGCCAAAGCAATTACGGACATGCTTACATGATTTACTGTCCCAGTAAGAGTGGAGGTTGTAGTTATTGTTCCACCTCCTGATTTCGCTGCTCCTGTACTTCTAAATCGCCCATTACCAGGCGAGCCTCCACCATAATATCCATCTATATCTTCATCGTCAGCAGTAAGACCACCTGTCCAGACGTTCGAAACGCCTGTTCCAAAATTATGTGCAATTGCTCCCATAATTAAACTTCCAGCTGGAATATCTGCTATTTCAACAGCTAAAACTAAACCTGATTGAGAACCTGTGTGCGTAGTTCCACCAGAAAGTACATCAGTAAGTGTGGCCCCTAGTACCGAATATACGTCTATCCCGCAGCTAAAAGCACCGTTCTCTACATCTATCACGACTGTGACGGAAGTTCCAGATGGCACCGTAGCAGCAATCCAGTTAGTTGTTTGATCGGCAGCTTCTTTTGTGGCAACAATTAGTGTTGCTTGAACACTATTTATAGTAGTGCCACTACCTTGAACAACTAACTTACCTTGATTAGAAGTAGTAACAGCAATTACTATTAATCGATCATCTTGCTCATCACTTCCGATATCGACGCTTGAAAAAGTATATGAATTTTGGCTTGTTGCTCCACTGAAAGCTGAGTGGGTGTGTTCATGTGAAATCCCCGTGATCCAAGTGTTTAAATTTACAGATGTTATACTAGTTGCGGCAGTTCCGTTCCAAGAAGCAATGTTATCTTCTGCTATACCATTAATTGTTGAAATATCTGGCATTATGCCAACACCACAAAGTCACTTGAAGGTTGAAAAAAAACAACATCAGCAGTTAAAGCATATCCTACAGTACGAACAATATCTCCAGAACCAGTAGGCTTTGTATGTGTCATGGCTCCAAGAGTTCCACTAACGTAAAGTGCTGCGCCTGGAGTAAAGTTAAATGTATCATCTCGTACAAACGCACCAGGTAATGCTACGTTTACAGCGGCACCACTAGATGCTGCTGCTAACGTAAGACCCATCATATTAATTGAAGTTCCTGTCGCATCTGCATCAGCTTCTAACCATGTTGAACTACTTCCTAAGATTACCAAGTCAAATGCAGCTGCTGCATAACCAGCATTTAATGTATTGGTTTGCGGGCCGGTTGCTGTGTGATCTGTTGGTGGTGTAGCATCTAACTGAAACGGTGCTTGAAGTCCTGCTAAACTAAAGTGTGCTGCGTCGATAGAAGCATCAGTATAGTGTTCACTATCAATAGCATCATCTGCAATTTTAGCACTCGTAATAGCGTCTGCTTGAATGTCAGCAGTTTCTACTGTATTGTTAGGAAAAAGAGGCACAGCAGTAAATGTGTGTACACCTGTTGTTGTAGCTGTTCCACTAATCTCGACATTAGCATTTATATCAACAAGAGTTGCATTTAATTCTATCTCATCTGTAGCGTTAATATCTAAAATTGCATTACTAGGAGCGCCAATATTCTGACTTGCATCATTAAACTGTATGACGTTTGTACTATTTAATAAAATACCAGTATCATGAACGTGTGTTAATGAAACTTCATCATTAGCACCAAATGATAATATTGCGCCGTCATGCTGTAATTCTAAATCTTGCGTTAATGTTACATCGCCATCTGCCCCTATTGCTATAGCATCAGGGTCAGAAGCAGAACCAATAGTACCAACATCTTTAATTAAAATATCATCAACGAATGTTACAATACCAGTAGAAGCAATCGTTATAGCAGAGGTAGAGGAAGCAACACCGATTGTAGCCGCATCTTTAAGAACTAAGTCATCTACTAATGTCACTATACCCGTTGATGCAATTGTAATAGCAGAGGTAGAGGAAGCAACACCAATTGTTGCAGCGTCCTTTAAAACAATATCATCTACAAAGGTAACGATACCTGTAGAGGCAAGAGTCATTACAGCTGCAACCGAAGCATTACCTATCGTATAACCATCAGCACCCTTAAAGGCACCAGTTGTTGTTATTGCACCAACACCTAAAGTTCCTGCTAATGTTACGTTTGCACCAGAAAATGTTGCGGCTGTCGTTGTACCAGACTTGATAATAAGATTACCACTAGTATTAGTTGCACTACCAAAAGTAGTTCCAGCATCCTTGAAGAAAATATCTCCACCATCTGCATCCAAAATAATATCTGTAGTTGCATCAAGAGTAATTGTAGAACCAGAATCTATTTCAGTTATGATAGGAGCAACTAAAGTAATAACTGTACCAGAAGCACTAATACCAGAAGATAAAGCATCGCCGTCACCAAGAGCAGTATAAAGTTCAACAAAGTTATCGTTGATCTTATCACCACCAACTCTTAGACTATCACCTGTGCCGTCATCTGCTGCAGATCCTAATTCTAATGATTGTAATGCCATTTTTTATTCCTTAATTATATCTATTTATAAGATTAAATTGTACGATCAAAGGTACTTTCTATTTGATCAAATCTAAATTGATTTGAATCAAATCCACCTTGTATGGATGTATCAACTTTAACAACTGCATTTGAAAGTTGATCTAAGAATGAACCTTTTTCTTCTTTTATATTAGAACCAGCATTTGTAGAATCTGAATCTGTACCATCAAGAACTATGTTATCAAATCCTGTACCCCTAAAGATATTTTCATTATCTTCTAATTTAATAGGAGCATTTTCATTTTCTACACCAAAAGTTTCTGTAGAACCAGTAGCATCTAATACGAGATTACCAAAAGAACCACCATCTGTTCCAGTTTCAATTTGAATATTAGTAACTTCAAAATTAGTACTTTCTAATCTCATAGTACCAATATTTCTAGATTCTATATCAGCTGGTAAAACAAAAGGTTCTACATCTGAATTTGTAAAGTTTTCTGGTGGTATTGTTCCAGTTAAATCAAATCCATGTGTTGTTCTTTTAAGAACTTCATCTTCTGGTATTATTCTTTGAAACTCTAAAGATATTTTATTTTGACGGCCAACTCCAGTTTCATCCTCTAGTAACATTTCGTCACCATGAGTACCAGATACAGTTGAACCATCTTCTAATCTAAATGAACCTATTTCATCTGTCTCTTGAAGAATACCAAATACTTCTCCACCACCTGTAGGATCAACAATAAATATATCTGGCCGTATAATATCTTCTAATACAAATAAGTTGAAATTAAATTGTGACTCACCTTGAAGTAAATCACCACCATGCCTACCTGTTTCATCAAATGCATCTAATAAAATATTATCACCAGCATTTGTAGAACTACCATCAGTACCGTTTAGAACTATATTATCGTCTGTATAGTTTGCAAATTGTTTAAAATCAAATCCAGAGTCATAGTTTAAATCTGAGAAATCTTCCAATTGCAATTCATCTCCAGCACCATCAATTCTATTAACACTACCTTTTTTATTTATTTGTTCAAATCCATTTAGTAATAAAACTCCAGATAATGCTGTACCAAATTCTAATTCAATACCACCACCATCAGTATGTCCTGTAAATGGATTTTCTGCTATAGTTATTAAACCACTAGTTAAAGAAGATGCTTGTATACTAGGTAAGTGTATCTTTCTTGATACTACGGAAATAACAGATCGTTCAAAATTGTTTGTATTACCTTTACCCGCACTTTCTAGATACTGAGTTCCACCACTTTCATTTAATATATTATTATCACTATCTACAACACCTATATCTAAAGTAAAGAAGCTAGTTAAATCACATAATGATTGTTCTAATTCTATATTATCTCCATCACTAGTTCCAGAAGAATCAATACCATCCAGAAGGAAAGCACTACCAGTATCTGTTGGTGTAATATGATTACTATCTGGAGTACTGTTAATAAGTAAACTATTAGATATAGTTTCAGCACTTTCAGAAATAATTTTATCACCATCACTTTCATCTACAAGAACACCAAACTCTCCAGCTCCAGTTCCATGAGTTATTGAAATACCTTCGAAGTCTAGGAAGTTAAGAGGTAGTGTTTCACTTACTAGTTTAAATCCAGAATTAGTAGAACTTGAATCTGTACCATCAAGAATTAACTCACCAATATTAGTTTCATTATTTTCTAATAAAATTTCGTCATTAAAGTTATTAACGCCATATCCTTCAGAAACTCCCATACGAGTTTGTACTTTTTCGTCAAACAATATTCTAAATGTAGAAGCAAGTATAGGAGAGAATGTATCAGTATCAGCAGTATAACCACCACCAAGACTTGAACCAACTGTTCCTATTGCAACAGAAATTGATGTTGCTAAAGAAACTTTACCAAACACATTAAATCCAGCTGGGTGAACAGCCTTCTTTAACTGTGTTATGTAATCTGTTGTTGCAGCACCAGTTTCAATTTGATATGAAAATTGTTGATAGAAAACAGAATCTTGCAAACGGTTTAAATTTTCTCCAACAAGACTTTCAATATTAGAACCATAAGAAGGAACAGTTTCGGCTTGAGTACCAATAGCAGTTGTACCCTTTCCAATTTCAGCAGAAACAATCGTTGCAGTAGCACCCCCAGAATCCGTGATAGTAACAGGAGTTGTGAGAAAATCTATAGGATCTTCATTAATTAAGTTAGCACCAATATCAGTACTATTTACATCTGTACCATCAAGAGCAATACTTCCATCAAGAGCTTCAGCATCACCTAAGAGAAGATCATTAAAGTTTAATGAATTAGCATCAGTACCATTTAGAATGATAGAATTACCAATACTCTCATTTATGATATTGTCGCCAGCATCAGTACCAGATGCATCAGTACCTTCTAATAGAAGATGAATTTCATTTACCGTACCATACTCTATATCGGCATCTAATAAAATATTATCACCATCATCATCTAATGTAGCTACAGCTGCACTATCTTCTGTAACAAACCTATCTCTTACATGAGCTCCAGATTCAAAATATCTTTCAGTAGATAAACCTTCTGTTTCAAATATTAATAAATCACCATCTTGTTCTGATATTAACTTATCATAACTACTTCTACCATTTGTAGGATCAACAGAACCATCTCCAAATCCAGCTGCAGTTTCTAATGCAATAGCAGAATGATCTAAACCTTCGTGAAGGAATATACCAATTCGTGTATCCTCTACTACAAGAAATCCATCACTACCATTATCTGTATCATCTTCTAAAGTAAAGTAATCTAATTGTTTACCAGAGAAAGATGAATCTAATACAAAATTATTTCCATTTTCATCTACTAGTTGATCTTCTTCAACTAAAATATTATCTGCTTGAAGATCACCCTCACCATCTCTATCACTCAGTTCAAGCAAACTTTTTTCTAATTCAATATCATTACTATCGCCATCTTCCATAGTAATTCTTATAACATCTTCAAAAGTAGTTTCTAGAACTTTAGTTGTAGCGTTATAATTTTTTATTGTTCCTGTATGTGTAGTAAGAGTGTTTGTTGCAACAAAAGTTCCTGTTGCATCTTTAACAATAAAGTTAGCGTGAAATTGAGCTTCGGGGGATTGGTTATACTTAAATCCTTGGTTTGTAACATCAACACTATCTACTGCACCAATATTTTTTGTCGTTGCAAGAAGGGCGGCAGCTGTTCCACCAGTTGTTATAATGCTAACAGTTGGAAGTAAAGAATAACCATCACCACCATTACTAACAAATATTCTAGTAATCTCACCAGTTGCAACTGTACCTTCTTCTAAAGCAAAGGAATCTGTTTCTGTTCCGTAAGTATCACCACTTTCTTGTAAGTCATAACCATTTTGATTTAGTATAATATTACTACCAGCATTTTTAGAAGAACCATTTGTTCCATCTAAAACAAGAGTGTCACCAACACCACCAGCAATATTATCAAAGAATAAATTGATATTGTCTGATAGAGTTAATGCAGAACTTATAGTAATAGAATTTTGTGATGCAACAGCTGTTACAGTAATGACTCTAGATCGTTCTATACCATTACCAGATAAAACCATACCTACTACAATTGTTCCAGAGTTTCCATCTAATTTTACTGTAGTGCTTTTAGATGTTGCACCATTAACAACAGCAGTAGCTTCAGTTCCACCACCATCTAATACAAGTTGAAACTCTTCTAGTTGTGAAGTTGATCCTGATTCAAGAACTAGAAGTTTTCCAGCATCTGTTGATGATGAATCTGTACCATCCATTATTAAAGAACCATCCACAACAGAAACAAATCCAGTTGCAGCTGTAGTGTTAGTGCTTATCTCTGTAGTAGTAAATGTTAGAACATCTCCTACATTAAAGTTTGTTCCTGCATCGTCAATAATAACTTCACTAACACTACCCCTTTTAACTGAGGTAACTTCTGCTTTAGCTTCACCATTACCTATTGCTGTTTGTGTGTCTAATTCTACTTTGTCACCAATATCATAAAGAATACCACCATTAGTCACATTAAATTTTGTAACTATACCTCTAATTGTAAATGTCATAGTAACATCTTGAACAGTAGATGTTCCAGTAATAGTTTCTCCGTCTATAAAAGTTCCAACTATAGAAGTAGGATTTAATTCAAATTGAACTATAGCATCTCCACCTTCTGCTGTACTCAATGCACTAGAAACAACAGCGGTGGCACTAGAAGTACCACCTGTAATTGTTGTACCAACAATTTCTGTTGAAATAGAATTTATGCCAGGAGAGGTTCTCAATATTACTTGATTAACCCAGTTTCCATCTGATGATCTCATCATAAATTTATTTGGATAAGTTACTTCAGAATTTTGTCCCAACAACATCCTCATAAAAATTTTATGACCTTCAGATGTTCCCTTCGCTCGGTAAAGTTCTCTAATGTTCTTTATTAAATTTCTTTTATTAACACCATCAGCAAGCTTGTTTGGTATTGCGTTCATAAACGATTCACGTAATTGATCTAAGAAATCGTATATGGTATTATCTACGTTTGCATACTCTAATAATTGCTGTAAAGTTTGTACAGGGTTTGCTCTGTATCTATCTATCGTACCAGTTGAACTAGAAGTTCCACCAGTAATAGTTTCACCTGTCTGAAACTGTTGTTGAGATGTTATAAACAATCTTGGTGTATCATTACCAAGATCATCTACAAGAATTTTTGCAGTAGCTTTACTTATTGATCCAGTAATGGTTTCACCAACAACAAACTTACCATCGGTTCCAGAACCAGACTCTAAAACAATTTCATTACCATCTACATCTAATACACTTGATGGAGTTTCTAATTCTAAAAGTAGATTATCAATATTAACAGTTACTCTTAATTCACCAGCTTCCAAATATTCATAATAGTATTTTAAAAATTTTACAAATAGAGGATGGTCTGCTTGTATAAAGTCAGGAACTTGACCTTCAATTAAAGGACTAATCTTAGTTGTTAAGTTTGATGAATATCCGTCAAAAGGAGCCATTTTTTAATAACTCGACGGTGTTGTATAACTAGAGGTTGTATTGTATATTGATCCAGCTGCAGAATCTCCTGTTGATATAGTATCTACTTCTCCCGTTACGGTAGTGTTTATAAAATCTATTTCTAATATTTGGTTACGAAGAGGAACAATGTCGCTTGAATCTGGAATTACTGTTATTCTAATTATACTAGAAGCGGCACCATCAACATCTGATATTGATATTATATTAATATTATTAATAACAATACTACCAGTTATATAATCTATTGTTCCTACTGTTTCATCTTTATATACTCTTACACCAGCAACAATAAAGAAAAGTCTTAAAACACCACTACCATTATCATCAAAAAACATAATATTAGTTGTGTCTCCACTAATCTTAAATCCAGTGGAAGATAAAACACCCCCAGCAATAGAATTATGACCATCGTGTGGATTAAAAATTTTATTATTAAAAGTAATGGTATATGATTTTGATGTATTTAATAATGGTTCTAGATTATGAGCCAAAGTTACATTAGTAATATTTCCTGTTATAGAATTATCAGTATCATCTATAAGTCCTGTTACTTTTGAATGTCTAAACATTCCGTCAAATTGACCTAAACTATTTTTATTCAAGTTTTTTAATGTGGTTAAAATTTCAGATGATAATCCAGCTGAAGTTTTGGTTGTTTTACTAGAATCAAACTTAAAGACTACTTGTAAAATAATTTTTGTGGTTTGAGTATTAACAATAACTGGTGTTATTGATGCAACTGTAAAAGGTGCAAGATCAACAACTAATTGAGATTTTTCAGTAGCAGTTAAATTATTACCTGTCGTAGATTTTATTGATATAAAAACTTTTCCATATTCTGGAGTACTAACTACACCAAGACTTGTATCAAAAGAACCAGCCTCTCCACCAAAGACTTGAACAGATTGAGTATTAGGGAAAAGTTTCTTTGCAAAAACTTTATAGTCCTCTGATGTAACACAACGACCTTGAGAAGCAAAATCCAAAGGAGCATTATATTTTATAGATGCAAGACTTTCTGGTTCTGAACCAGCAGATGCAATTTCTGATGTTGCAACTGATACATCTGTAACACTTGAAATTGATGCCGCATTTGTAAATAAAGATGCACCGTTTGCAGCAGTTTTATTAGATACAATATATGTAAGTATAACAATGTTGTTATCAGAAAGAGCAGTACCAATAATACCATCACCAAAGTAAACTTCAAATAATCCAGCTTCCACTTCTTGTAAAAAGAAAACATTACTTCCAGTTGTTACTTGTGTTATGTCTGTTGCTTCTGTAAATACATTAGAAGATGAATCTGTAGATGATGTTTGAACTTTGACTGTCAAAGTAGTAGTGTCTGCTCTATTATTTGTAATAAGAAATCTTTGATCTATATCAGAAGAATCAACAGTATATCTTGTTGTAATAAATGTTCCCTCATAGATGTCAACTCCAACAAAAGGAATAGTATTACCAATATTAGATTTTGTTATATCTTCAATAGTTGAAAATTGATAAGATACATCCTCTACAGTAGTATTGAAAACAGTTCCTGCTGACATTGTTACCGAAATATCATTAGTATTAAGAGTAACATCTATCTTTGCTTTTGAAGCTCTAGAAGAAGTTGGAACATAACCTAATGTTTTTGCGTGAGAAACAATACTTGATCTTAATGACGCACTATCTAAAAACATTTCATTTGCTAACATATTTGCATTGAAACCAAGATAGTGAGTGTTGTATGCAAGAACATCTAACAATGCACTCATACCAGAACCCTCAAAATCATAATCCGTAAATTCGTTTTGAGCTCCTAGAAATATTTTAAGATTTTCTTTTACATCATCAAAATCAAATTCTGTTACTTCTAATCTTTTATTGTTTGTTGCCATTATCGTAATACCTCTAGAAATACTGTTAAGTCAACAAGCTCTGTCGGTGCATTAACAACAAAGAACTCTATTGTCACTTCATATTCATTACGATCTAAATTTGGGTCAGCACGAACACTAATAAGTTTAACCCTTGGTTCAAAATTTTCAATAACATCTTCTATCTTTTTTGCAAGAATAAATGCTGTCATGTTAGTCATATTCTCAAATAACATATCTCTAATACCAGAACCAATTTCTGGATGAAAGGGTTTCTCATAATGATTCAATAAAACAAGATTACGAACAGACCTTTTAACAGCTGCTATATCTGTAACCTTTCTAACATCCTTAGATGCTTGTGTCTTTGCAAAGAACAAATCTAAATCTTTATATTGCCGCACATTACGGTCTATATCATTTTGACCTTGTGCATCTCTATGTGCGGTTGATGTAGCCATTAAGTTAGATTCCTTTTACATTTATTTATAAAGAAACTTAGAGTTTATTTTAACATATCTATATTTATACCTTGTATGTTGGGTCATATGTAGAGTTAGTTTGATACCTCACTACAAAAGAAAGGCCTTCTTTACCTCGACGTTGTTTTCTAGCAGGTGCTTCTGTATAATTTCTTAGAACCTCAGAAATTAATATTTCTTTTCCTGATACAGTAAACGTATCAAACCTACCTACTTGACCTTTCCTTAATGGTTCCTCTATAATGAATCGTTGTCTACCATCTTCATCAAAACCTTTAACTGATGATACCTTTGTTGGTATTTGTTTTAATTCTATAACTGGCCCAGCAGTCCCAGATGAAACATTATCTAATAAAACATTCTCAGTAATAATAATAGGTCTGGTAGAAAAACCAGCCTTACTAATATTCTTTCTTTTATCACCCTCAAAAGCATCGGCAGCAGTTGTCACTTCTGCTGTAATAGAATTTTGAGTAACTTTTGTAGTTTTAGTTGCTATTGTAAGTTGTTCAGTATCTTCTTCAGGCAAAGTTGGTGATGTAACTATGACTGAACTTGATGCGGCATTTGTTGCAGCAGTTTGAGCTAAGTTTTCTTGGATTGTAGCTGGAACTTCTTCAACAGGATCATCTTCTGGTAACTTAACTTCAATAGCTTTTTGAACTGCATCACCACCACCTGCCGGAAGTTCAAAATTAGGAATATCAAAAGATAAACTCTTACCAGCGGCAACAGCTGAAGCAGCACTTGAGACTAAACTATTCAAACTAAATCCAGATGCAGATAATGCTCCACCAAAGTTTGATGTTATACTTGATAACAAACCCGCAGCTTGTGCTGCATTAGCAATTCCAGATAAACTAGACAATTGTGCTTGTAAATTAATATTTGGTAATTCTAAACCTTGTGGAATTAGACTTCTTAAATCTGTTGCAAGAGCAGACAGTTCTGATCCAATTGCAGTTGATGCTATCAAAGCTTCAACTTCCGAATTTGCTTTCGCAATAATGGTTGTAGAATCTATCTGTTTTAAAATACTATTAAATTTTTCATTGGCCGCAGCCAACCCCCCAGTAATCATACTCTATCCTCCTGCAAAAACATTTTCGCTACCAGCAGCAACTGATGTACATGAAGTAATACTGTCGCCAATTCTACCGCAACCCAAATCATTAACTTTAACTGTAGTTGAACCTGTAGTAATAGGTGCAACGTGAGGGGGGCATGGAGCTCCTGGTAATAAATGTACTGTATTAATATCTGTTTGTCTACTTACCGCAATACTATTTACAAACACATTTGGAGAACCTATAGCTCTAACCATTTCAGAGCAATGTGGTATATCTGCATCGCCTATTCTAGTTACTGCTGGCATTTGTACTCTCCTGTGTAATTAGTTTTTTTAATTTAAAATTCCACAAAGCAATCTCTCTATGTTCTGCTTCCGTATGGCCATCACCTTCAGCATGAGGTTCTCCTACTGGTGGATGAAAATGATCTGCACCAACTGCATCTCCTACTATATTATCAAAAATAATCTTTCCACCAGTCTCATTTAATAAAACATCTGTTGTTCCTGTTTCTAATCTAACAAACGGCCCAAAAATAATATCCCCATCTATAAGTTCTAATATTAAATGGTTTTCTGTACCATCTGCAAAATTCTCTGGTACTAATTTATCTCTACCTTCAGCATTTTCCATTATTAGATTATCACCAACATTAGCAGAAGAACTATCAGTACCATCTAAAACTATATTATTTTCTTCAGACTCTTCAACAAATTTATCTGTTTGACCAAAATTTAAAGTATCTATTTCTAATAATATTTCATTCGACTGTTCTTCTGTTCCTAAGTCTGGTATAAAACTAATAACGTGTTTCAATGTTGCTAATGGTATATCATCATAATTAGTATACACTATCTTTTCATTAGACGAATCAATTATAGTAAATGCGTGAGCCATTTTAATTATTCTTCATCAACTTCAATAGCTACTGGGTTCAAGTCAATATCTGGGCCACCTGTTATTTTAATGTTGCCACTAGATGTATGTGTCCATGTTTTTCCTGTGGTAGAAATCCAACTTGTTCCTATTGTATCTTTCCTTGTTGTAGTTGAGTTAATTAGCATAGATGTTCCTGAGCTAATTGTCGTTGATAAAGTTGATCTCATATCTACATTTGATCCAGATTTAAATGACATTATACCAGAAGTTGTTGAAACTACCATATTATCTTTTGAAGTGATAAATAAATCTTTGTCACTAGTAATTTTCATATCATCTCCAGAATAAATTCTATTAATCTTACCAATTACTTCTGTCTTCGCACCAACTATGTTTATATCAACATCACCGGCGCCGGGCGCAGCTCCTTCTTCAAGGGGCCCTATATTACCTCTCACATAACCGCTAATATTATATGCATGATTACCTTTTATTTCTTCCTCAACATTACCACCACTTTTATACCCAACCTTAGTGCGAATATTTCCGCCTATCTTTTGTGTATAGTCTCCTTCTACCTCTAAATGATAATTACCTTTAATATATTCTCTTACCGTTCCTGCTATTGTTAGATTAACACTACCTGATACATAAACATTAGAACCACCAGCAATAATCTCATAGTTGTCTCCAATAACTTTAACAACTTTATCACCATTAGTATGAAGTTCCTCAAATGTTCCTGACTTATGCTGAGTAAATAATCTTTCAGCACCAGGGCTATCATCTATCTCACGTATATGACCTGACTCACTTTCGTGAACATGATTGTATGGATATTGAGCGGATGTATAAGGATCTGCATCTTTTACAATTCCTTTAGGTTGAGGTTCTTCCCAAAATCCTCTAGGGTCTTCTTCTGCAATATCTGATACAGTAGATAGGTTTGGTTTAGTTGCTTTTGGAACACCTGTATGATCTTCTGGAGGATGTTCATCACCTTCAACATGAGGTATACTAGGATCACCTCGTAGTCTTCGTGATCTACGTTCAATTAATTTATTATGA